CTCTCACGTTTGATTGCATTGTATCGATCTACTGCATCATTAGCTTCTTTAATGCCAGTGTAGTATCCTGACAACATATCAGGAAGTTGTCCACCGCCTTCATACTTTATATAGAATCCATATGGTCCTTGTATTACTTTTAAGTCTTTCATTTCACAGGAGTCCTTGCGTAGTTAGGCATACGGATACCACCATGTGCTCTCCAATTCTTACGGGCCATAGCATGACGTTGACGTTGAGCTTGTTGCTCACTCTTGTTGTCAGTCAATTGCTTTAGTCTACCGAAGCACGCAGCCTTAGCCTCAGCCAGTAGGCGAGAGAAGGCTTCTTCAGGTAAGTCTGGTATGAAGCTGTCGCTAACAGTCCATGACGGGTTACGTGTGGCCACACACTGCGACTTAGAGTTCTGTAGGTTAGATTCTACAGCACTGTCATATGAATTGAATACAATGTACTCATCATCAAAGCTGGTCCAGTAGGTAGGTGCTGCATCATTCTTAATAGCAAGAGAAACACCTGAGTAATCTACCACTGTGTCTACATTGTCAGCATCTGTATTGTAATCGTTAACCAGCTTTAAGTATTCATCAGGATATTTATATTCAACATCATGAATCTTAGCTTTAGTTTCACCTGCCTTCTTCTTGTCATACTTCAAACCTTCTAATGCTTTAACATTAACAGGTAGTTTCATGTGAGTAGGCTTAGCAGATGTACCACTATCCAATGCCATCAGGCTTCGTAGGTGAGGCCATCCATCTCTGCTATCTATCATATCATAGAAGCTACTCTTAATGATACCAACAACCTGTAGGCTATCTGGTGTATCATTGATGCTATTGACCTCATCACTATCCATATCGGATAGGATGTCTTGGGTCATATCTAGTAATGTTAACTTAGGCATTATAGAGTCTCCCCACTGGTTCGTGTTATAAAGATTGCTGGCTCAGTTATGTCTATTGTTCCGGTATCAACTTCTAAAAAGATCTGCATACCGTTAGCTAAGAAAGTTGCTAAACAAAATACAGCAGTTGATACTGATATAGAGTAAGGAGCTGCACCGTCTACTGCCAGCTCTTCGGAAACAACAACAGTAGAAGGAGTTGCCCCTCCTCCTATGTCGTACTGTATTGTAATTTTATTAGGCGTTCCTGACCTAGCAGTAACTGGAAGGTCTAGTCTAACTATATAAGAGTCACCTAATGCAGCAGGGGTCATCACATCAGCTGTTGTATCCCAGAGAGTGGAAACACCTGTTGGTGCATAAGTATCTAATATAGAAGTGGCACCGTCAATACTCAGCTTCGCAGCCGTGGTATTGAATGTTTGAGCCGCAGCTCCATCTTTATAATAAATCCAACCATGTGGTTGAGGAGCTTGGCCAGACCATACACCACTGCCTGCACCATCTGCTACATATACATGTCCTGCTGTAGCTGTGGATGCTCCCTTGGGTTCATGAATCTCACCCGCTCCTATACTATTATGTTCTATCGCCATCTCAATTTCCTACATGATTGATTAATACAAACCTTTTAATACTTATATTGCCTACGCATAAGCAGCATAACTATTAAAAGGATAGGAGGCCCGAAGACCTCCCTCCAGTTTTGTTACACTTTTAAGTAACGTACTACGATCTTACCTTTACCACCAGTAGTACTATCTGGTGTACTTCCAGTTACTTGAACAGCAACACTTGTGTCTGCTGCAAGAACCGAAAGCCAAGTACCATCAAGAGGTGCAGCATTGTATGCACCAACAGCACCAGTAGTATTATCGAAATCACCACCATTGGTTTCAGAAGTACCAGCAGTACCGACAACAATATCGTTATCCGCATTACCCATAGTAATTGCTTCTAAGATTACCAATGTTGCATCTAACGGACGAGAGCCAGCAGGGATAACGAGTTGAGTTACAATCTCAGTACCGCTAATTTCTTCGCCTGTAAAGTATACAACAGCTTCATGTACACTACCTTGTGCTTCAATTTTACCACCACTAACGGCAGCTGAGTCTTGTGTATCACGAACTCCATATTGATTGTTTACGCCCAATCCAGCACTATTTTCGTATGACATAATTATTCTCCTATTATGCAGTTGCAGTTGCTGAAGTAACGATAACGCCTAACGTATCTAAACGCTGAACACCATCACCCCATCGAGTTTTAGTAACAAACTCATCACGACCTTTTGAGATGTCACGATCAGTTTCAGTTGCTGGAGTTTGTCTCCAAGCTACCATACCGGGTTTGCACTGATCATCAGCAACACACATAAAGATATTAGCAACGCCGCCTTCAGCAGGTGCGTTAGTAGTACCATCAATGCTTACGCCAGACGCTAACTTAGGAAGACGGTTAGAAGTCCAGATCTGCCATCCGTGAAGAGTAGTGACAAACTGATGCTCTTTATCAAAGCCATCTTTAACTAAGGCAGAGAACAAAGGATTAGAAGCATCCATGTTAGAAGCCAAAGGAACAGTCTTAGCGAATGTAGCTGCAACGATTGGATCAACGATTGCAATACGACCAGCCATAGGTACGTTTGCTTTGTCGAATGCTAAACGCATTTCGATAAGATCGTTCTCAACCATTTGCAAGTTACCTGCACCAGAACCACCAACTAATCGATGAGCAAAGCCATTGATTGTGTTAGTGTCGCCAGCAGTTTGAGCTGCATTAAGTGTTGAAAGGAAGCGTGATTCAAAAGACTCTTGAATTGCACGAGTACCTTCAGCGGCACGCATCGATAACAACTGCTCAACTTGAGCACCGTCTTGACGCATAACATCAGTTACGTAGAACGCATCACCGATGTAATCACTGATCTGAAGCTGGACATTACCAGATTCAATTGGGTTGTAAGTGATGTCTTCGTCTTCAGTAATTTCTTGGATTACCGCAGAGCCAACAGTCTTAATGTTAAGAGTGGTGCCAGCTGGGAAGTCCGTCACATTACGGAAGAATGTTGAAGGAAGTAATCCATCATGCAAGTTTTGCAAGATGAAGGTTGAGTACTGACTCGCTTCAATGAACGAGGTATTGCTTGAGCTTGTAATAGCCATTGCTTTTATTTCCTAGTTTATGTTTGATTGTTTGCTGCGTCTGCTTTCGCTTTAGCCCACTTACCTGATAGACCTGTATCACTACCACGGAACTTAGCCATGTAGTCTTCTTCTACAACGCCAGCAGGAGCGGCAGGGATATGCACTGAGCTTACCGAAGTAGGCTGTGGATCTCTGACAGGTGCTGTGTTGAACAATGAGAGTACGACTTGTGGTGTTGACTTAGCCATCGACGTAAGTGTACCTACATCCATACCTAGCTCTTTAGCTTTGTTTGCAAACTCTACCGAGGCAGCGTCTCCGAACTTTTCACTAATAGCTTTACGTACAGTGTCAGCATTTGCGTCTGCTGTTTGTTGTTGCGCGTTACTTTGCAACATATTGTTTACTACATTTTGAATCGCAGACTCATCCATCTGGCCTTCAGCGGGTATTGCTGCGGCAGGTGCTTGTGCCTGTTGGAGACTAGCGAGTAATTCTTCTGCGCCTACACGTTTAGCCAACTCTTCCTCTAACTCTTTAACCTTTGAACCCAGTTCATTAATGTGGTTTTGAGCGTGTGGAATAGAAGACAATGCAGTGTTCACATCAGTATACTTCTGTCTACCGTCATCAGTTGTAATACTTGAAAGCTGGTTGGCAAACAAACTATTAGGATCAACTGCTATTGCACTTGGTTCAGCTGGTGCAGGAGCTGGTGCAAGCGGGTCTGCTTGTACTGGTACTACGGGGGCGACACCGTTAGGGTTACTAACTTGATCTGTCATTTTACTTTTCCTCTATGTCAATCAGTTTTAGTATAGAACGGAGAGCGGTCTGCTCTCCTAGATAGTGCGCCATCTTACTGTCCCATGCAGGACTCTCGAAGTTGTTACGAGAAGACATATCCTTCATGCTCTTCTCTAACTCTTCATTAAGTAATTTGGCTAATCGATCCAACACCGGCTTAGCATTCTTTACTTGCTGCTTCACCGATGCTTTATCAGATTCTTTGGCGTATTTCATCCACCTTGTTTGCATTATTCACCTTCCTCTGGAGGAACGGGGCCGGCTGCTCCGTCCTCAATCGGTGCTTCAGCTTCCATTGCTAAGTCTTCTTGAACTTGGTTGACCAATCGTTGAGTCTCAGCTCCTTCAAATACAGCAGCATTGTCTGTGAATAAATCAAACCTTTGTAATTGTAATGTATCTTCAACCAATCTAGCTAAGGCTTTGCCAGACATATGAGGAGCAATGCTGCCCCACATTGAGCTGTTAGTTATGCCTGTTAAGTTCTGCAACAACTGTGCTCTTGAAGCAAAGTGTCTTGCACCTACAGGACGTAACTTACCTTTAGCTGTAATGTCAGCCTTTGTGATCTTCATGAAGTCAGCAACACCTAAGTCATCATCCATTACACGAACTACATCAGATCCATTCATTCGGCGCTTGGCCACTTCTAACATATTGTTTAATACCTTCTCAACCAGCTCTATCTCAAACTGTGTTGTCTTCTCTTGGAAGATACGACCTGCTGCATTCTCTAAAGATTGAACTTCAAAGGCAGTCTTCTCACCCGGTGAGCGTATACCCATTGCTTGCTTAGGCGCACCTGCCATCTCTTCCATCAACGAGAGTATACGATCAATCTCGAAGTTAGCTTGGAAGGCTTGAGCTGCTGGAGCCAGAGGTGTAACATCACCACCCTCTCCTATATAGATCTCACCAAAAGGTTTCCATTCAAACTCTTCTACATCACCTACAATCTTTAGAGGTGGTGCTAAGATCATGTCACCGATGTCAGCCTTTAAGTTCTCAAGATGATCTACTCTATACTGTAATCCTACTAAGTTATCTAGTGGACCCATTGCATATAGATTACCTTGACGCTTACGCCAGCCTGTCATCACCTTATAGCCACCACGTTTCCACGCAGGGATAGGTTCTTTACGTAACACAGTTCGTCTGTCCATGATAGTAAT